CCCTCGTCTGGTATATTTCTATCAATCACAGTATTAGCAGTCCCATTTGTTCTTGATTTAAATAAAACAGTGCCATCTTCTGGTGTGCCATCGAAAAATTCAACATCACCTGCAGTGCCACCAGATGTTACAGAAAAACCTTTCAATCTTGTTCTACCACCAAAAATAGCTTGTCCACACAATGATCCAGAACCAACAGAAACGTTTGCTGCATATTGCGCTGAACAAGTTGCTGAAGATATCGACAAAAATATACTTGTTCCTGCCACTGTTTCAGCAGAGCTTGTTGAAGTAATAACTTCAGTTAAAGCGTTGCCAAAAACATCTGTGCCAACAATAGTAACAGTCTTCGCATTGTCTCCAGTGCCAGTTGTTGTTACTGTAACATTTCTTCCTGCTCCACCCGCATGATCGGTGTTAGCTAAAGTAAATGCTGTAGCTGGTCTAGCGGCAGCAGCTATTCTTGTGGTGCTTGCTGCATTTTCATCACTAACTGTGAGTGCTCGTACGTCTGAACGACCTGCCATATCACTCTCCTAACTAAGCTTCGTAACCCATTAATTCAATTAACAATTTACCTGCTGTATAATCAGCATCTGTTGTATCACCAAGTGTTAAGTATAAAAACTCGTCAGCAGCAGGAAGAGCAGTAAAGAAAACTTTACTTCCAAGTGTTGCATCACCAGCGTTAACTAATAATGTTTCAGTTAAATCGCCAATCGCTCCGTCTTCAACACCTGTGCCCTCTGTGGCAGAATGTACGTTAATGTCTGGATCACCACCTGCAGGTGCTTCAAAACATTCCATACTACCTGTTAAGATTGTGCCATTTCTAGCAGCAGTTATTTGACCTATGTGACAAACATTAGATGTTCCATTTACACCAATTATGTCGCCAGATGCAGTTGATCTTAAACCAGTTAAATCTATTAATATTCTTGTTGTGATGATACCACCTGATCTCATAACAGAACTTCTGTAAATGGTTCCTGTTCCACCAGTAATACCAGTACCAGCTTCTGTTGGCATTGTGTTAGCATCAAAAGATGCAATACCGCTTGAATTAATACTAGATTGTGTAGTGAATGCTCCAGTTGTAGCGTTTTTACTTACTGATGTAAAACCACCCTCTGATCGGACTGGACCCGAAAAAGTTGTATTAGCCATATGAATCTCCTTGTCTTGGCCAATGTCGAAGTTAATTCTTCGTCAAGGTATTAAAAAACTATAACATAAAAAAAGAGCGACTGTAAAGTCGCTCCTTTCATTCCCGCTCGATGAGGATTAGGAATTTAAATTATGCACCTTTTGATCCGAAAACACATCTTGGATCAGAGAATCCAAAACTGTATCTTTCTCTGGCCTTAAATCTCATGTTGCCAGTATCAAAATCTGCCTCCATTTGAGTAGCTAATGGCACTCTTTCGAAGTGCATGAACCCTCTTGGAGCATCTGTTAAGATGAAGAATGCATCAGTATCAGTTAAAAAGTCATTAACTGTGTAACCCTCTGGTAACATGCCAGTGGATCTAATAGCGTTAATGTCATTATCTGCTGTTGCAGTTCTTAGATTTGATGCCATTAGTCTTTCTGCAACAAATTGCAATTGACGTGGTATAACAAGTTTTCTACCAGTTAATGCAATTTTAAGACCTCTCTCGTCAACAAAACCTGCAATGCTTATTAAAGCATCTTCAAGTGATGTTTCGTTTAAGTCTGCATCAGTTGATGGCTCATTAGCAAAAGTACCACCAGTTATAATTGGGTGTGCAGTTGAACATAATTCAACTCCGTCACCACCAGTAACTGTGCTATCAAAAGCGTTATTAAGAACAGAAGCTGCCTTAACTTGCTTTGTGTGCGCCATAGATCTTGCCAATGCACGAGTGTATCTTGAAGACAATCTGTCATACAAGTTGTCCTCAACTGCTTCTTCAGTGATTGAGAATGCCAAAGCAATTGTCTCATGGTTGTAACGAGCAGTGAATGATTCGTTAGCATCATCAAATGATACTCCAGAACCCTCTTGTTTCACTGGTGCTGCACCAAAACCTGAGAGCATTACTTCTTCTTCAAATGATCTGTCTGAAGACTCAGTTGTAAAAATTTCCGCATGTTGATTTTCATACCTTGCGAATTCCATACCAAAGAGAGCATTTAACCCTGGCTCTAATTCTTTGGCTAGTTGAGCTCTAGATATCGCCATAATTAAGCCTCCTTATGATATAGCTGCATCAGCATCTCCAACAGAACTGAAGAAGACATGATTGTTAATTTTTACGATATATTTTACACCTGCAGCAGAATGATCTTCATTCTCAACGTCCTCTTGAATTCCAACAATCATCAAAGGATTTGATGGATCGGAATCTTCAGCAGTAGAGATATCTATCTGTGCAGTAGATATACCAGTTGTAGTATTTCCACTAGTAGCGTTTTCTATCTCAGCAGTTTTAAAGATATCAGCTTTTGCAGTCGCTCTGTTAGTATTAGTACCATCAGAACATATAACAAACCTTTGCATTGGATTGTCATATACGAAAGCTTTAATATCAAAATTTGTATCCGCTGAACCAGATCCTGGCCACGTATTGGAAAATTTTAATTTCTTTGTAGTTGCGTCAACATATTCACACCCAGCAAAAACTCCTAAGATCTGCTTTGTATCACCAGTGGCGTTACCTAAAACTTGTACTGTACCACCAGTTAACTCTGCTTGAACAGGAGAGCCTTGGAAAATAGCTGATGCATCACTAGCAATGAAATACTGATTCGTGCCACCTGGGAATGTACCCCCAATAGCATTAATCGGCTTCAATCCAAATTTTAAATCTGCATTTGCCATTTATAGCTCCTTATAAAATTATGAAAAGGAGTTATTCCTTTCCAAAAGTTACTTGACTACGCCTACTTTTCTCAATAGGCATCGAAGGATGTTGTTCCTTCATTAAGTCCTGATCTACGGCAGTCATTTGATTGCGGGTCTGATCCCGAAAGTATTCAGTTCTCTCTTCAACTGTCTCTTCAGGTATTCTGGCGAGCATTAACCCACCATTACCAATTACACCCTCATGTTTGCCTTCTTCAACCGAAGCAAATTGTTGATCTGGATATTCATCTGATCTCACTGGTTCATAACCTTCTCTAAGTCTCTGATGAACGTTCATTTGATCGTCATCTCCTCTTAAATGAGTTCTAATCCAACGATGTTTGAATCCATCCTTTGGCTTCGGTGCATCCAACTTACTAGGTGGTGCCCATGGCTTTCTGCGTGCTGTTTTAGCACGTGTAGTATCTGATCGTGGAGTTGTTCTGTCTGTCATGTTATATCCTACTCTTTTACATATTTAGCATATTCTTCTAGCGGAACATTCAGTCTTTTTGCCATAGCAACTTGTGATGGCGACAACTTCACAGTCCTGCGTCCCTTTGAATTACTGCGAGATGCGGTGCTATCAGCAGGGGCGACTCTGTTAACACCACTCGTTTCTTGTTTAAACTCTTCAGGAAATCTTATCCTAATTCGTTTATCTAACTCAGAATAGTACTCATCACTTCCTAAGTCAAATCCTTCTTGTACTAATTTTTTATCTAAGCCTAAAGCAAGATAGGTCATTTCCTCATTTTCACCAAACCAAGTGTTCTTTTCTGCCCATGCTTTTGCCTTTGGATCTGGCTCTTGTTGGACGGGTTGTTGTGGTTGTTGAATAGTTTGAGGCTGAGATGTTTCACGTGAAACATTTTGCTCTTGTCTTTCTTTGGCTATTCTATGTCTTTCTTGTTCAATGGTTGCCTTAGCAATCGCTTGCTGTGCTTTAACTATTGCGTCAGTGTCATTTACTTCATATGCTTTTTTAAGTGCGTCAGAAGCAGAAGCAAGCTGAGACTCAATCCTTGTGCCGTACTCAGATATATAACCTTTATCTAAATTTGATATTTGAGTTTGAAGTTTTTCATTTTGATCTTTTAACGTTTGAGCTAGACGTACAGCTTCCTCTTTATCTCTTTGTTCTTTTCTGTAACGATCAGTAATTTGGTTTATTCTTGTTTGAACCTTTTTACTGTATTCCGTTACTTCGTCTTCTTTTTTTTCTTCTTTAGTTTCAGTGACTTCCTCGGGTTTCTTATCTTTTTCGTCAAGACCAAGAGGTAATTCTACTTCAACTGGTTTATCCTCTGTTGTTTCACGTGAAACATTTTCTTCTTGTTTAACTTCATTTTTTTCTATAGTAGCCATGATATCTCCTTAAATGTGCTGAATGTCTTCTGGGTCAACGATTGTCGCTATGACTTCGTCATCGTTGATAATTCTTACCTCTCCGCCTTCTATTCTAAATCTTGATCCAGAATATCGACCAATACAAATCCAATCACCTTCTTTACACCAAGGTTCTCCATCTCCAAATTTGTCTTGATCTTTATATGCTAAAGGTCCAACTTTAAGGACATAGGCTACAACTGTAGCTAATGCTTCACGATCTCTAACTGCATCTGGCAAATGAATACCACCATCTGTTTTTTCACGCCCTTTGTAAGGCATGACTAAGATTCTCCAACCAGTTGGTTGTGGGAGTCTTTCTTTTAGTTTTAAATCGTCTGTTTGGGGTTTATTTTTTTCTAATTGATTTTTTAGATACTCAGGTACGTATAATGTCTTCGTCATCTATTTTTCCTTCCAGCAAGGACTTAATTTGATCTTTAGTATATGAGAGTCCTTGTAACTCACCTACTAGCTGCTTGTACTGTTCATGATTAGAAACAGCACCAGTTGTCAGCGTCAAGACGATGTCGTCTTCACGTTCTTTTAATCTTTTGTACAATTTTTGTGAAAAGTCAACTATATCCATTATTTTTCTTTCCAAAAATAATCATCTGTATCACCTAGTCTATACTCATTTCCGTTTTCAACTTGGTAATATTCAGTGCTTACTTTGAAATCTGGCATCTTAGGTTCTTTAGGAGTAAGTGAATTATCATATACTCTCATTCTATTATTAGGATACAAACAATATTGTCCATTATCAAGTTCAAGTAAATTAAATGACTTATGTTCTGCAGGTGTTTCGCTTGTGCTATAGTCAATGTTATCTGAGTCTGGATGATAATTATCTAATGTACAGATATAAGATCCGTGCATAACACCTTGATCTCTCGTAAGAATTTCAAAGTCCATTGAGCCTATAAATTGTTTTGTTATAGCAGTGACTCCATAATCCATACAATTCCAAAACTGTAAGTTAGGTAAGTTCAAATCTGGTTTTGGTGTTTCTGGACTTGAAACAAATGCAGAAATGGGAAGCTTATCGTATAAAGCACCATACTCTGGTAAAAATGTTTCAAAATAAAAAGCTCTACCAGGTATAGATTTGGCAGAAACCCATACACCTTTTACAAATTTACCATGACTATCTTCATTATCTCTTAAATATTCTTTACGAACATAAACATCCACAGAGGGGAGATTACAAACTAACTCAGCCACATCCCCACCTTTACTACCATCATTTTTTGTTTCATTAATATGTGCCACTAAACTTAGTGCCAGACATCGCTGCGCCAGTTCCTCTCTTTTGTTTTTCTGGAACTTTCATTGATATTTCAACAGTTTTAATCATGATGTCTCCACCACCACCATATTTCATTTTATCGTCAACGGAGCCACCACCCATCATGCCAACACCAAATTCTTTGGCTAAATCAGATTCTATTTCTCTGATTGCATCTGTATCGCCTTTGTCCCTTGCACTGTCAAGTTTATCCATTAACATTTTATAACGTGGATCTTTTTCCATATCTGTAGCACCACCAGTTTGCATTTTTCTAAGTTTCGCAAAATCAGCACCAGTAATTTCACCAAAGGGTGCTGCCACATCAATTTTTTCTTGGTCGCCCACGAGGCCTTTTTTGTTTTTCATTTTTTTTCTCTCCTTTTTTTGAGGGTTTCTTTGGCTCTCTTAGCGATTCTAGCTTGTTCATTCTTTCCTGCAACTTTGGCTCTTTGCTCCATGACTGTGAGGATTTGAATTTTACGAGCATAGGGTTTGCTAATTCTTTTAACTTTTGCAGCAGTTGCCCTAGCATCTGCCACAGTCGCATATTTAATTCTGACAGTGTCTTTAGGATTTTCATCTGTATATAACCTCCTACCAGTTCCTTTTGGTTTTTTACCAGTGCCGACTTTAGGATCTTTTCTTTTTCTTGCCATTCTTTACCAACTTTGACAAAATTTTTGATTGTTTAGCATGAGCATTAGACGCTTTTTTTAGCATTTTTGCTACTTTTTTTACTTTTTGTTTTCCGTTTTTTGTCAACACCTTTTATGACTCCTTTGTTTTTACTAGCATAAAATACTTCTTCTGCCTTTTTGCCATACTGCTTTTTCATGGCTTTCATAATTTTTTTGCCTTTACTTGTCAGTGGCATAAACTGTCTCCTCTATGGGCATAACGCACATTGGACATTTGTAAGTTATAAATTTAGTCATGCCTACAGTTGGAATAGGTTCTTCGGTGATAGTTTTAGTATAAGCAATTTTGTGTATAAAACATATTTCATCGTCCTTGGGCACGTCTAACCTCCTTAACGTGAAGCTTATAGTAATAATTACCTATCTTATTAAAGAATTTAAAAAGTGACAAGTAAAACCAAATCATTTTTTTCTCCTTACTTTACAAATGGGACAAAAATCTCCCTCTGGTAACTCAAATCCACACTCTGGACATTTACTTAAATGTATCATTTTGTTAAACCTTTTTGCTTTTCATATGTTCTGAGTCCTCCGATGCCAAGCATGCCACCGAGAACA